AATGCGAAACGGAAAGGCCGTTTTCTGGCGAGTTATCGCTATGGTTCATTGAACCTCTATGCGTCCCTGAACGCAGATGGTCATAATCTTTTCTATGTAGAGTCGACCTAGTATAAATATCGTCGCCAAATGGCGCCGCGTATTTTTGAATTGCTCGCATCAGTTCGGTTCGTTCTGGGTGCCCAGACCCCGGTTGTGTAGTAAAAAATGCCTGCCCATTATTATCAATTCCAAATTCGCGTCGGCCCAAATTTACTTGATCACCACCTTGTGTTTCTCGAACTTCAACAGGAAAACTCTTTAAAAAATTCCCCCCGAACGTCGGGTGGGTATCGTATTTCAGCCCCCCTCCATCCGCGCGCATCGCCCGCGCCGCCCGCAACGCCGCCGCAATCGCCTGGTTGCGTGGATGCCCGGCGCGGACCATCTCGCGCATGTTGAAAGAAACAGTATCCTGGCTGGAGCCTTTTTTCAGCGGCATGGCATCCTCACGAATAACTAACCACGACGATCATGCCCGTGCCGGGCACGATGACTAGACCGCTTTGGAAAGGCAAATTCAATTCCACTGGCGTCGACGATGCACTAGCCGCTGACACCGCCGCGGGGATCGTCCACAAGAGATTGCCGGCAACCGCCTGGGCCGCCGTGTTGGCGTCATAAATAGCGCCAGTGCTAGACCCATTTGTCGCCAAGACAATGACTTTCACGACCCGGCCAGAACCAGACTTCACCAGCGTCGTGGCGACAATGTTTCTGGCAGTCTGCGCCCCGTAAACGCTGAGATACTGCGTCCCCAGGTCCGCAACAGCCGTGACGATGTTTTTGCCGACCGTCAGGATATCTGTAAATGAACCCGACATCAGTAGCGCCCATCCGGTTGAACACGATAGCGGATGTTCCCGATACGCCAGAACGACCCAATATCCGTGCTTTCGATTTTCATGGAGACCAATCGACCGCGAAAGCGCGGCGCGATTACGGTTGTCGCCTGCGTCAAAGAATACGGCCCATAGACATACGGAGTCTGGCCAGGAAAATCCGTCACGTAGAACGTAATCTGCACCGTGGCGCTCTGCGCGGCTCCGTAATAGCCCCACTTCATGTCTGGCCACAGTTCGTCCACAAACATCTTTATGTCAGCTTCGGACATGACGAAGTAGCCTGTCTGAAAGCTGGAAGTCATCGCCTGCCCAGCCGCGTCCGTCGAAGTCTCATGCTGGTAGATATACAAGTCTTCGCCGGCGCCAATCGGCGGGCCTAGGACCGATTCGTTGATCCAGGCCGTGCGGCCCATAGAACCAAAGTCCCATTGGTTTAAGCCGGCGTTGTATTTGGCGTAGAAGTTGATGACCCCGCCCGATCCTTGCGTCGGAAAGAACCAAGAGATTTCGCCAAAACGAGAGTTAGCCGCCACTTGAATGCGGTCTTTGTAGGCCGTATCCATGTTCTGGAAAATCACATCCCAAATGGCGCACATGATCGGCTCCACGCCGCTGCCGGCAAGCCGGTAGAACTGGGACTGACCCATCCAGTAGACTACGCCGTTCATGGACACAGCGGCTTTCTTGGCGATCAAACCACAACCCGCGCCGACCTCATTGAACGCATAGATATACGGCTGGCTAATATACTGCATCGACCACAACGCCAGGTCGGTCCACACCAAGCCCTGTTGCGGCCCTTGTAGGGCGCCAATGATCCTAGAACCCTTGGGGATGCGGTAGGAGCCTGCCTGATTGGCGCTGGTGCCAATCCACGAAGTGAAATTCCCCGCGTCGCACCACCGCACTAGAAGCGGGTCTTGATCGCCGCTGAAGCTCGACCCCCAAGCGATAATCTGCCTCTGCGGCATCGCCACAAAGAACCCTTCGTTTACCACGGGCGAGTTGGGGATAATCTGCGCGATAGGCTGCCCGGCAGGCGGGCTCCAATAGAACAACGGCGAATATCCGTTGACGTAGACCTGGATCGTGCCGCCAGTGACCATGGCGCCCGTTGTCGCGCTCGTAAACGAAACACTGTTGGTCGTCGATGCGGTTATGACATACGAGCCGTTGTATCCGCTTGGGTCCATGCCGGATACAACAATAGCGGCGCCAACAGTCGCTGTGTAATTAGTCGCAAATGACAGCGTGACGGTTCCGGCAGACGTGCTTAGACCCGTTACGGTCAATGGCACAGTCCGTTCTGAACGCGGGTTAGAAATCAGGATTTCACCCCAATTATCCAAAACCCAGTCTGAAGCCGGGATTGACGTTCCAGTGGTTGGGTTAATACCTGTGCCGGTGCCATACCCACCGCTGCCATACCCACCAACGCCATAGCCGGTGCCAACAGGGGCGGCGCCAATGCCGAGAAAATAGACAAAGTTGGCGTCCCCGCCATTGATTGACGCGCTTGTCGTCGCGCTAGCTTGGTTTTGCGCTTGGATTGTAAACGTATTTGCCGACGGCACGGTTTGGATGGTGTAATTGGAAAACAATGTTATGCCGCCGACAGTCGTCGGAATTAAAATAGTATATGTTGAACCAACAGAAAATCCGTGGTCGTTTAGGGTTACCGTTACCGTGGCATCGCCGCTGGTGGTAGCAAACGACGCAACAGAGCCACCATTGGCTATTGTAGAAGTCGCGTATTCAGGCCGGCCCAAAATGTTTTGCCCGTCAACACTAAACAGATTTGAGCCGACAGCCGTGCATTGATACAGACCAAACAGAATCACGCCGGCAATACTGATGTGCGTTGTGATCTGAACCGAATATAGGCTTGTCGGCGTCACCAAGGTGTCGCCCACATTGAATATGTTGCTTCCACTGGTGGACGAAACATCCACGGCCACATTTGAGGTGATGGTCCGAGGCGTGATATCGGTGCCGTTGCCGGCGTTGATGATGTTCAAAGACGCCTGATAATTGCTCGTCAGGGACTGGCACCCAGCCGCTAGATATATATTCTCGTTTGTATCTTCCCAGGCCCATAACGCCCGCACTGTAGCAGGCAGCGTGTTGGGGTAAAATGTTGTCCAGCCGCCCAGCTTCTGCACCAACCCTAAGCCTTGGCGATCCGGCACAAAACGGACAAGGTTCGTCGTAGACAGCGCCGCCTCGTTTAGGGCCGGCGTTCTGTTCTGATCAACGCCGGGGATGATTTTAAATGAAACATGGGGCATGTGTTACCCCCGCGTCGGGCTGGCGACGGCTGCCGGAGCCTGTGAGGTCCACCCACCTGCCTCAAACGCCTTCCGGGCCTCTTCGACCATCGCGCCCTGTTTCAACAACTGATATTGGGCCTCGTAGGATTGCGCCATCTGAGGGTCGTCTGACAACCGCCCGAAATTGCGCTGGAACCCCGACAGATAAATCATGCTCGCCATAATGAACAGGTCGGGCAGATACAGGCTGATGAACGTGGATGTGTTGGTCGAAGACAAGCTGGCCGGCCGGATCTCCCCCACGACTTCGGTATAGTATTGTGCATCCGCGAAGGGGCCAACAAGAAACAAGTTGTCGTTGAACGGGCAGAAATACTTCGGTTGGCCGGTGTAGGTGGACGCGCCATAGACCGCGTCCAAGAACTCCTTGGTCACCGGCAGCAGTGCTACGCGCACGCCTGCATCGGGGTTTGTCGTGCCGGCCGGGGTGATGATGTTGATCTGTTCCGACACAACAAACGTGCCGTCCGGCAAGGTTAGAGTGCGAGCCCCGCTGGCGATAGCGTAACCGGTCACGGCATCGGTCGTTTGGAGGAAATTCAATTCCCGATAGATGCGGTTTTCTGCGTAGGAGATCATAGACGGCAGAATCGTCACGAAATTAGGGTCAGTTTCGCTCGCCACGGCGCCCATGGTAGCAATCTGTGTGACGTATTGCGAATAGGTCAGGCCAGTGGTCACGGAAAACCCTCTCCGGTTGCCCCTTTTGGACTATATCACAAGACTATAGCGATGACATAGCTTCAAGCAGGCCCGCCGCCACGATGGAGATTGAGCGCATTATAGTTTCTGTCTCCTACGCCGGGAACACGGTTACGAACAGTCGGCCGGCGCCGCCTGCGCCCGAGGCTGTGCCCGTAATTGTTGCGCCGCCACCGCCACCAGGCTGCGTGCCGGCGATACCTCCCGCACCCGCCACCACTCCCGCGCCGCCGCTGCCACCGAACAAAGACGCGCCGGCCGCACCGGGCACTGCGGTAAAAGCGCCGCCGCCGCCGCCGCCGCCCCAGACGGACGCCGCGCCTGCCGCAACGGAAGCAGTGCCGCTAGAAGCCCCGCCGCCACCACCATGAAATACACCGTTACCCGCCACGTTAGGGGTGGCCTGATCGGCGCCGCTGCCTACTGATATCGATCCGTTAACCGCGAGGGTCGGCTGTCCGGCGGTGTTGGTAGTCGCCGCAGATATTTGCCCCCCGCCACCGCCACCCCAGGCGTTGGCGTTACCCGCCCCCGCAAAACCTGTGATAAACGCGCCGAAGGAGCTGTTGCTGCCCGTGTTTCCTACGCCATCCGTCGTTCTCGCCGCGCCGCCGGCGCCAACCGTCACCGCTACCGTGGCGCTGAGGTCCGACAACAACATCCACCGCTCGCTATACCCGCCGCCGCCACCACCGCCAGCGTTTAGGGAGACTGCGGACCCACGCCCGCCACCGCCGCCGCCACCCCAAATCTGAACGTATACCCGCGACCCAGCCGCGTAGCCGGCCGGTTTGGTCCAGGTTCCGTTTGCAGTGAACGCTTGGTAGTTGATCCCCGACAACAGAGCCGCGGCCGCTGCGCGAGTGTAGCTGGTGCAGCGGACCACACCGGCCGCCTCACCGACGAAGGAAGCCGTGTCCCCCGCAGCAGTTGTAATGCTGGCGCCTGGCGGCAGGAGGAGGCTGGCGCCTTGCGTCAACGTCAGGATGCCGTCGAACGTCACGCCGCGCTGGGCGCCCAGCGCGAGCGTGATCGCCGTGATGGTTGTCGTGCCGGTGATGTGGAGCGAGTTCCCGGTGGCCGTCGTCAAGTTCACGGTGCCCGCCGATGCAACGTCCGCACCCTGCGCGGCGTTCATCGCGTTCGAGAAGGTCGCCACCCCAGTGACACCTAGGGTAGTGCCGGCGGTAATCGCGTTGGCCGCTAGGGTTGTGTTGGCCACCGTCAGTGTTCCTGTGGCCGCGCCGACGTTCACCGCTGTGGCAGCCCCGAAGGCGTTGACTGTCGTGCTGACGGTGTTGAACACAGCCTGCGTCGCGGCGCCAACAACGGCCGCGCCGAAGGTGGATACCCCCGTAACCCCCAAGGTGGTGCTGGCGGTGATGGCCTTAGCCGCAAGGGTCGTGTTCGCAACCGTCAGTGTGCCCGTGGCTGCGCCGACGTTCACCGCAGTAGCCGCGCCGAAGGCGTTGACCGTAGTGCTGACGGTGTTCAGTAGGCTCTGCGTTGCCGCGCCGACAATGGCACCGCCGAAGGTAGACACTCCCGTGACGCCCAAAGTAGTGCCGGCGGTGATCGCATTGGCCGCGAGCGTGGTGTTGGCAACCGTCAGTGTGCCTGTGGCCGCGCCGACATTCAACGCAGTAGCCGCACCGAAGGCGTTGACCGTGGTGCTGACGGTGTTGAACACAGCCTGCGTTGCGGTGCCAATAACGGCGGCGCCAAAGGTGGACACCCCCGTAACCCCTAAGGTAGTGCTGGCGGTGATCGCCTTGGCCGCGAGGGTCGTGTTGGCGACCGTCAACGTGCCCGTGGCCGCGCCGACGTTCAGCGTCGTGGCCGCGCCGAAGGCGTTGACCGTGGTGCTGACGGTGTTGAACACCCCCTGCGTCGCGGTGCCAACAATGTCGCCGGTCGTGTCGGCGATGGTGACGGCGCTATTCTGGATGAGCTTGCCAGTGGTCAGGTCAAAACGCGCAATGGCGTTATCAGTGGCCGATGCCGGGCCAACAACATCGCCCGTGCCGCCACCCGCCGATGCCCAGCTTGGAATGCCGCCGGCAACAGTAAGCAGTTGGCCCACAGTGCCGATAGGCAGCTTCGATAGGGTGTTAGTCGCGCTCGCGTATAGCGTATCACCAGTGGTGTAGGTGGCCTGCCCGGTGCCGCCGTTGGTTGACGGCAAGGTGCCCGCCACGCCCGTGGTAAGAGGTAGGCCCGTCGCATTTGTGAGAACTGCCGCAGACGGCGTGCCTAAATTTGGAGTCGACAACGCCGGGCTATTAGACAGCACAGTATTCCCGCTACCAGTGCTGGTTGTTACGCCAGTTCCGCCAGAAGCGACGGCAAGCGTGCCCCCAATCGTAATGGTGCCATTTGACGTAATCGGGCCGCCAGTTGTCGTCAGGCCGGTAGAGCCGCCAATGACATCGACACTGGTCACAGTGCCCGGCGCAGCGGTCAGATTAGCCAGCGTCACAATAGCGGCCGCCGTTGTGCGGCTTGTCGTGCCCGCCTGAACGATAGGTATTTCCTCAGCCCCGGAGAGAGCAATCGCAACAGGAAGATTAGAAATTGGCGTGTTGGCCATCTTAAAGCCCCGTCTGCGGTATTTGAACGTAATCGTAAGGCAGGCCCACATTCACCGTAGTCACAAGAGTGTCTCCAGTGATTAGAGAACCGGCCGGTATTACCTTGTTAGCCGAGTAGGTGAACACAGTGGCCGTGGTAACCGTAATTGAATAAAATCCAGACGCGTTAGTGTTTGACACGCCTTGAATGGCCACTTGATCGTCGGTAGCCAGGCCGTGCGCGCTGCCACAAGTCACCGTAACGGTGTTTGATCCAACAGACGAGATTGAAATAACAGGCAACGCAACGCCCCAAGTCAGCTTGTTCACCAGTGGCATCTGAGCGTTCTGATCCAAACCCACGGGCGCGCCAAGGGGTTGCGGAGTGATGATTGTGCCGGTTTGTGTCGTGATGTTTGTCGTGGAAGGAACCGGGATGCCCGTGTTCGCGTCGTAAACCGTTGGCGCGTTGGTTGAAAAATAGTCAGATTCGGCGGCGGCAAAGCCCTCAACGCGGGGGTTCGTGATGGGCACGGGATCAGCAGCAACGACAATGGACCGCAATTGGTTCTGCGGCACGTCAGTGCAGCGCCGGCAAACCAACATCCGCGTGTTGTAAAGCCCGGCGCCGGCATACTCAAACTGGAAGGATAGATCGACGTGGTTATACAGCGTCCCGCATCGGTCACAGATGGCGAAGGCTTGCGGGTTGCGGGTGCTAACGCGCGCGCGGCCGTGCGGCCTCATCGGAAATATCCCCCGAGCATCGGGGTAATGTAGAAATTTGCGGTTTCAATGTTTTGATCCGCCGCAACCTGGTAAGCCTCGTCGGCAATCGGTTTCAATGGAACCGCCATCTGCGGGTTCCATATCATTGCCAGCCGGAACGCCAGCGCAAGACTGAACGCCTCCATCCACAAATAGGGGATATCCGCAGTCTGTCCGCTGGTGAAGGCCGCGTCTTCAATCCGAACCAGCCGATAGTATTTCAGGTTCACCTGCTGCCCATCGGGGACAGGCCATATCGTCACCGTTGGCGCCAGCAACCGATCAAACCAAAACACGGTTGGAAAGCCCTGCTGTTCCTTGTTCGGGTAGTTCGCATACTCGGAACGGCTGATCGGCATGATGATCCGATCAATCTCGGGGTTACTGCCGACCGTCACATAGGCGTCGAGAATAACCACGGTGGATGGGTCAACCGCGTAGGTTGTCGTCCCTTGCACCAGTGGGGTCGTGACCAGATCCACCTTCCACAAATTCACGCCGCGGTTCGACCACGACGCCAGAAGCATGTTTGTCGCCATCCGCGCGGATTCCATATGCTCCTGAACGATGGACGTGTTTCGCACGCCGATCAGGTTGTATGCATAGAGAACCAGTTCGCCGATGGACGGATTGAATGCGTATGTGCCGGAAGATGCCATAGGTCGCCCCTGTCAATGGGCTAGTAACCCACTGCCCCTATCTGCCGAAATGCCTCAATCACCGACCCCGCACCGAACTTCAGGGCCATACGTCCAGAACCAAAGGCTTTCGACTTCATTTTAGCCTCCTTGGGCTACGGCGTTACAGCTACTTATCCGCTTTCGCGTCGAGTTTGTCGAATATCTTGGATAGCATATCCTTGATATCCTTGAGCGCCTCCCGCGTGTCGTCCTTGCGGGCGAAGTCAGTGCGGAGTTCTTTGCTCAGCGCGGCCGCCTCGTTCTGAATATCCTTAAGGCTGGACCAGATGAGCTTGAACGCCCAGCTAGCAAGAAACGCCAGTAAGCCAAGCACTGCCGATTGTATGAGGTCAACCGTCAACATGCTGCTACAGCTCCCCACATCGCCGCTTGAGCCACTTCCCCACTGCGACGGACACCACGCACGAGACGGCAAGCCAGATAGAAAGGTAGGTCACTGGATCACCCCAATCTCTGGTTGCGTATAGTCTGGATCAGGCGTCACCCCATCAGCCAGATACTTGACCGGCGGATACACCGTCACCCCGGCTGGGATTGCCAGCCCATCCGGCCCTGCGAAGGGCGACGGGCCATTGATCCGCAGCCGCGCCCAGTAGCCTGTGGGAGCCGGGCCAACGATATTCAGGAAGTAGGCCGCACCGCCACCGCCGGGCAGTTCTCCCGTGACGCGTGGCGATCCTGGCACAGACACGCCATCCTGCACGGTCTCTGGGTTCCAGAAGCCAAGCTCCTGACACGCTGCGTCGAGGGATGCCTCAGTGCCAAAGTCGAGAACAAAGTCGGTCATAGCGGGGCACCTAGAACGGTTTTGGCTTTGAGGGTCAGGTCGGGGAGGCGTTTGTTGTAGATGGCGATTTTGCGCACATGAGAATTGATCAACCCCGCCGATGCGGAACTGCTGCCTATATTAACCGATGTTGTCCCTGTAAACGCAACTATCGACGTTTGCACCGCTCCGCCATTACCGACCAATGACCGACCACTAGATGATTGCGAAAAACCAATTCTGGATATGGCCGCAAACCCAGACCCTGGCAATGTAGCGGATAGGCTTGCATCGACGGTGCCATAATCGGTCACTGTGGTGGAGTTTGTGACATAAGCTGGTGTATTGCCTGCGTTATACCCAACAATTTGAATGCCTGCCGTGAACGCAGGCAGCGTATTAAGTTCCACAACCATGCTTCTTGAAACGCGCGTCATTGTAGTTAACGCTATTCCTGCCAACGGCGCAATATCAACCGCCCGCGTCACCGCCGCAGTCGTGGTGGGTATGTATGATGTCGGGAATGAACCATTTTCACCCTGCGCACCCCACATTAAGACTGTCCCCCCTGACACGCTAACTTCCCACCTTTGCGAGCCAGATGTGGTCGTTGTTCCCGTTGCGGAAATCCTGACCCATGAACCTGTTGCTGCAACGGCGCCACTAGTGCCTCTGATCGTGTCGCTGCCGCTATCTTTTACTACCAATGTAACAACGGGTGACCCCGATGATGTCTTAATGTAAAGAGTATTCGTCCATACTGTCGTGGAGCCCAATATTGACTGCTGCCAAAACCGACCGGTCCCCGCCCACGAGGCGGCGGTCGTTGTTCCATCTGGTGCGGTTCCAGCATTTAGCACATAACCTGTAGGTATTCCTGAACCCCACGAGCCTATACTGCTGAATTGACTTTGAAGCACCACGTTCGTGCGCGCCTCCTCGATCAGCAGCCCGAGCGGCGAGTTCGCCACGCCCGGCGTGTTGTCGAAGCGGGGGCCGTAGTAGGCGGCGGTGGTGGTGGCGACGTTATCGCCAGCACGAGGCGCGCTCTCGTATGTCACCAAAGAAAGTCGAGATGCCGCTATATAAACGCCGTTTGTGCTATCACCCGCATAGCTAATGGATGTGCCATTTTTGCTTAGATAACACTGAAGGCCGGCAATGCCGCCTATCGATGTGAAGGTAATGCTACACTGATACCAGCCGTTCCCTAGCGAAGTGATCGTTGAAGTTAGTGGAACACTAAACCCGGTCGTTCCTCCGAGAATTCCAGCAGACAGATCAAAGAACCTGCCCGTGCCTCCCCCACCTACGACAAGAAATTGATCGCCGAAAGATTTAGCAATAACCGTCACAAGAACTGTGTAACCTGCCGCTATGGCGATTGTGTTTGATGCAGAATGCCCGCTTGTGGCGCCATTCTCAATCAAACCCTGTGCAATGCTTCCGTCTGGAGCCACGGCTGTGCCCGAAACAGTGGTGCCCGATTTTGTCCAGATTGCCTGCGTCAGATCATTGGAATACGTCAGAATATTATTCGGCGCCCACGTCAGCGTCCCCGTCGCGTCGAACTGCATCGCGTTGCCGGCGCGGGAGAAGCTGATCTCGTTCGGCAGCGTCGATATCTGCGTGAAGTCGCACTTGAACTTCGGCGCAGGTGTGGCGAGAAGCAGGTCGTATGCGGTCGCGGTGTCCACGACTAGCCCTGCAAGCTGTGGAGCGTGGCTGTGAAGACTGTAGAGGCGGCGGGGGTGAACGCGCCTATCGTGACCAGGTAGGCGAATATAGTGATGCTGGACGATTTAATTGCCGCATTCACGCCGTCAGACTGGACATACAGCGTGGACCCAAGGTCAACCGGGGTGCCAAAGTCAACATACCCGATATAGGCCGCACGATCACCAGACGGAAGATCCCAGGCCGCATTGTCAGCCAGCGCGCTCGGCGGGGTGACATTGTATAGATACGCCCGGAAGCTGGTCATGCCAGCGGGAATGGCGGCTATGTTTATCATCAGCGCCGCGCTGGTGATGATAACGTCATTCCCATTCCAACCAATGGCCGGGAACGATATCGCGCCGCCTACAACATCATTTGCCGTGTAAGCAGTAGTGTCCGCTGGCCGCGTGATGGTAACCAAACTTGA